CTACGGCGGCGCGGATGTCTACTCCGTTGTGGAACACCCAGTTACCTCCGTCTTGGGGGGTGTTCGTCACAGCACCGCCAGCCCGCCTAGGACGGTATCCGTACACAGAGCTTACCTGTCCTTGGTTGTTCGCGCCCTCTTCAATAGGGATAACAACACTTGTTGTCATCGTTACGCTAAACGCTGATTCCTCTACAGACGCGTCAGACGCAACAGATGCTGTCGTTGCAACACCCTCGCTATCACGTTGGACGGTGCCCCCGAAGCTGAAGTTGGCAAAGAGGGAGGTTACCATCTTGGTACGCAGGCCGTGCCGCATTATATGGATAGGTGTTATGATTGGTAGGATGTCTGAAGTGAGGTACTTCATCGAGGTCAGCTGGGCTGACCCGCTCGTGAGTTCAAACAGATTGAAATGGTCAGCGTCGCTTCTGCTGAAGTTGGAGCTTCGTATCTCCCTGGTTGTTATTACAGCAACATCCATTATCTTCTTGGCGATCTTAGGAGTACCTGACACGATCGTCTCCACCGCGTAGGCCTTAATTGGAACTTCGTGCCTCCCAGGTAGGTTGGGCTGGTCGGAGAATATTGCACCAATTGGGATTGTACCCACCAATGCGGTAGTGCTCTGGTTGTCCGCCTGTAGTCTAACCCGGATGTCTTTACCTTCAATACTAGGGATAGTGCTGTACGGGTACTCCCGCATGACCACGCAAGGCACGTACCGGATACCATCCGGTGACTGGTGGGTGTGGTCAACGTTGCCGTTGATCTCGTCAGGGGTATGCAGGTAATCTGTAGGATTGAAATGCTCCACGTCTGTCATCGGACGCAGGTCGTAGAACAACTCATTTATGTCAGAGTTTGCGTAGTTGTTCAGCAGTTGGTTGACTGACCCGATCCCCTGCCATATACCTGTACTGGTTATCCAGCCGTCGATAGCGCCTGACTCCACGTAGGAGTGCGTGTCAACTATGTCCAACAACGAGTAAATAGCGTTGTTGTCTATTGAGTGTATTTGCTCCAACAAGTCCTTGTCCATTGGACGTTGGTCTGCACCCATGCCGTGGCTTCCTACGCGGATTCTGAAGTCGCGTTCGTTAAGCAGCTGGCGCATTTTGTTGACATCGTGTAGGGCGTTACTCTTGCTTACTGTGCTGGCGTCCAAGAAGTACTTCTCCTGCAAGAAGGCGTACTTATCTGCGTCGGAGAGAGACTGCAACTCTGTTATTGCGGCGTTTGACTTAGCCTCTACGTCTGCCTGGAAGCGGGTGTACATCTCAGGGTGTAGGGCTAGCTGCCGTGCGACAGGGCCTAGTGCTCCTGCAAGGGCCTGCTTCCGTCTAGTCCGGTTGTTGGTCACTACGTTCTTGTCTGCACCGAACTGGTCGGGTAGCATGAACTGCGTACCGTAGCCTAGCAACATGCTCAGCAGGTTCTGTACCACGTCAGAGGGGGAGCCACTCGCAGTAACTCCCCGAGCCATCAGAGTTAGCCCACCTATATTGACGGTACCAAACTGCTTTCCTCCAATATCCTTTCGTTGTGCGATGTGGGGGTTTTGGTAGATGGATGTCTTTTCTAGTGCTTTTTGCCAATCCGAGCAGTTGACTACGTAGGAGGTGTTGTTCTCCCCTGTGTCTGACACGGTCCAGTTCTCTGTTATCTGGTCTACGTATCCAAAGAAGATACGGGTTAATCCCTCCCCGTCACCGATGTCTAGGTAGATATTGATGTAGTCGTTAGGGAATATGAACTGTAGGAAATTGTAGGACGCAGTTAAGCTTATGTGCGCCTGGCCGATTCCCTTGAGGTTCTTGGACGTGCCTATGGTTTGTACATCTTGAGATATGTCGAACGTGCCAGCCACGTGGCTATGCACAATCACCTTACACTTTGTAAGATAACGGTGTACTCCGTCTGGCCCCAACGCGCCGTTCCTCTGTGTTATTGCAGACATTACTGGGAGGTCCCTCCGGAGGTACCGGATGGTTCGGGCGGGGGCGCACCGGCGGTGGCGTGCGCAGTCCGAAGGCTGCCAGCGAGTTGCTCTGCCAACCTCGTGGTAGCGTCGGCTTCGGCTGCCGCTGTGACGCCTGTGAGAGCCATAGGGGATGTTGAGACAGGCCGGCCAGCCTTCCTTTCTGCTTCGTTCTCCTTTTGTTGCCGTGCTTGCTGGCGCGTGACGAGCAGGTTCATATCCTCCAGTGTCTCTTTTTCATCAGCAACCTTCTCCATCAGCACGCCTCTATCGGGGTCGTATCCCACCTGTCCTTGTCGTCCATTTCCGTTATTACGGGACGGGCCGTAGGCGACCAATTCCGCCTCGGCGGCGGCCACCTTTGCTTCTTGTGCGCGCAGTCGTGCTAACGCGTCTGCCTGCGCCTCTGGGTCGGCAGTATCCTTTACTAGTCTACCAAACTTACCCATCTCTGGGTCGGGCATGATTGCGCTCCAAAATGAGGATTCTTTCCTAGCTTCCTCAGCGTCTGCCAAGACATCGTTCACCATTGTTAAGAGGTCGTTAACTAGCGGCATCAGTTTAGCGATGTTTTCGTTTATCGTTGTTTGCAACTTTAGCGCTTCATCTATTAGTGTTTTACCTCCCTTTTGCTCCGTTCGGTCGTTGTTCGCTATTTTCTTAAGCTCAGAAAGTATTTGCTCATCTACAGGTTTGCTTGAGTTGATGGCTTCCTGTATTTTAGCGTCTAGGGTACTATCATCCATTCCACCACTAGCCGCGGCGCTCACCAGTTCCTCTGACACTGTCTGAGATATGCCGGTCATTCTTGATACTTCGTGGGCAGTCATCGCGTTGTCGCCACTGTGGCGACCCCTCGCCCCGTCGATTATTGCCCTTACGTTCTCTATGTTAGCGCCCTTGTCCAACTTCTTTAGGGCAGTAAAGTAGTCTACCTGGCTACCAGGGCCACCAAATCCCATAGCCTGTAGGGCCAGAGCTTGCCGCTCGTCATCCATTCCCCCGGAGGCGGCTGACTGGAAGAACCCTTGTAGTTTCTGGTGTACTGCGCCCCCACGGGCACCCTGCATACCCTTGATACCGCCGATGGCTACCAGGGCTTTGTTAATCCCGTCAGCATCCACCAGTCCTGTGGTATTTTCCCCTACAGCAGCAATGCCTGCGTCCACATTGGACAAGTGCTCGCCTATTCGCTGGCGCTCTAACCCGGTCGCAAAACCGCTCGCTAGCGTCTTCTCAAACGCCTTAACCTCTGCGCCATTGCGGTACCCAGCACGACGGAACGAGCCCATCGAGTTAGCCGATTCGTCAGCAGACAAACCGTGCTGTAGTTCCGCGTTCTCCGCAGCACGTAGATGTGCAGGGGTTACGTTACCTGTAGCTCGCCCGATGCTCCGCATCGCACCGAACGTCTCATCTGTCGTGTACGTTTGGGTGGCATCTATAAATGGATTCATGTCCCGGGCACGTTTGCCGAGCATTCCCATCATGCCCCGCTGTACCTTGAGGTTGCCTGTGTACTTGGCTATAGCAGATCTAGCGTAGAAAGCCGCCGCAGTCACTACAGCGGCGGGGACGGCTGCTAGTGTCCGCTTGGCGATGTTCTTTAAATCAGTGGAAAAAGCGCTCTTGTCGCGCCCGCTACGGCCACCACCACCACCACCACCACTGCCACCGCTACCGCCCTCTGGGTTAGCCCTGCGCTCCTCTTCACGCACCCTCTTTTTTATCTTCGCTTCCTTCTCTGTGAGGACTACACGCGCCCGAATAATCTTGTTTTGGGCCTTAAGCTGTGCGGTAGCGTCCCTCTGGGTGCGTTTTGACTCACGCTCCTCCTTGGTGCTGCGGGTGAAGATTTTGCCAATGTCCTTTACGACCGCTCTAATGCGCTTATCAATAGGCTTAGTAATGGTCATTAGTCATCATCTCCGAAGGTCATAAAGGGGCTGCTGTATTTTGGGGGAGCTTCTTTCTTTGGTGCTCGTCGTTCTTCAAACTCCTGCACGGCCTGCTGGTACCCTACGCGGTCTACACTTCTTAACCTGGTACGCTTGAACCAGTCCATCTCGTCTGCCGTGAACGCCTCTGTCATGTTGGGGGCCAACCCAGACGCAATTTCAGCTTCCCATTTGTCTACGTAGGGGTCTCCTGTATTCGTAAGCTGTATTTCACCGTCTTCATTACGGTGAACTTCCATCGGGTTTTTTCTGTACGCGTCCGCGTAGAAATCAGTAAGAAGCTCGTCTATCGTACAATCCTCAAATAGGGGATTATGGCGCGAGGGCGTCGAGTACCTTTCCTCCCACCATGCCCGGAGTCTTTGCTCCAGCGTCGGTGACCGTATTGCTTTCTTGGCTGCTTCCTGACACCGTTTCGTTAGACTTTGGTCGAAAGGTATCGTAGTACTCGATAAGCTTTGTATGCACCTCCAGGACAAGTTCCATGTCGGTGATTTCTTCCAAGTCCCACCACTCTGGTGTCGTTACCAATGCAGTCTTAAGTCTAGAAATGACGAGGCTAATACCGTTGGTATATGCGTCTACGCCGTACCCAGGTGTTTCATCGTCATAGTGCATCCCACCGTTTAGCTGTGCTTGGTGAACGCGGACTCGCTGCATGTCTGCAATGGACAGACGCTTGCACGAGAACGTGCCTGCGTAAGTTTTACCGTCCTCTTTAGACTGGTGTGAAAAATTGAAAATGTGTGTTGCTTTTGCTGCTTTTGCCATTCTTTCCCCTCATTTAGTTATTAAACTGATTCTAGCTCATCGATCGTGCGGATTGCAACGAACGTTACGTTCTCTTGTACCACACCACGAGCAGAAATGTCAAAGCTATGTCCTGAACATTTTACGCCTTGGAACAGCTGTACTGTGGTGTTACTCAACTGTGAGTTCCTGCCGTGCTGGGCAATACCGGAGTCTTTGATCATGCACTCCATTTCGCCGTTAACCAGCATGTCCTCCTGGCGTGGCATGATTCCCTGTTGCTTGATGGATTCTCCAACCACGCGGAAGATTTGAGCACTGAGCGAGCAGGTGTACCCGACCTCTACGTGCTCTCTAACTTCTAGCAATCCCAGGGTTTCTACCGGTTCCATGTTCAGTAGTTCTTCCCCTGAAACGCCGGCGGCAAAGCCTACGGGCACGGGTCCCCCACCGTTGTCCACAAAGAAAACTGATCGTGCGCCTGAAAATGTGTTTGCCATCTTAAACTCCTTGTACGATAAGTACTCGTACTATTCTATAATCTATTGACGTTTTACGCAAGAAAGAATCAGGGGCAGGGCTTACGAGCAGAGGGGATACGCTCTGCCTGCCCCCAAATTGTATGTTAGGTGGGTAGTACGAAAGCTACTACTGCCGCCTGTGCTGCTGCAATCTGCGCTGACAAGTGGCCGTTATCCCCTGGCTGGCTTCCTGCAAGGTAGTTGATGGATGGGGCGGTATTGTGAGCGCTGTTGTCCGCTACCGTGATGGATACCGCCTCTGCTGCGCCTGGAGCGCTGCCGTAGGCGTGTCCTACTGTGAATGCAGACTCGCTATTAGAAATGATTGTACGCGGGGCTTCTGTGTCAACAGTTACCTTGAGACCACGAAGCTCGTCGATCCGGTAGGTACCACGCGTAGTGGCCAAGTTAACCACAGTGGTCGTGGAACCCGCAGCTGTTAGCAAACCAGGAGCACCCATGTTGCGCTCTGTGATTGTCCCCCCGGTTGACACGGTCAGGCGTGTGAGTGCGTCTGCGACGATTCTAGCCTCGGCAAACTGGCTGCCTGCGGGAGCGTCTGCCAGGCCCCTGCCAGTGCCCCGTAGGGCGCTAATGGCAGCGTCCACCATTGTGGCTTCAATGGTATACGTATCTCCTGATACTGGTGTGCCTGCCAGGGCTGTGGTGAACGTCAATGTCGTACCAGTGTTATCCTGGATTACATAAGACAACCCACGGAGTGCCACGGTTGTGGTGCCGGCTGCGAATGTAAGGGTATTGCCGACCTGGCTGCTGTTAGGCACAAACGTACTAGCACCGTCTACAAGAGTAGAAGCGGTACCGCCCGTTGCAGTCAACGTACCCGTGTCCATGGCGCCGGTAAGAAGCTCAAGAACGGCAGACATGTCTTGCGACCGAATGAAGTTCTTCGCTGCTCCTCTAATGTTACCACTTCCTGGAGTGGCTAGATCCGACCCTGTACTAAGGCCAGACTTTACTGCGGTGAGAAAATCTGTGACTACTGTTGCTAATGCTGGCATGAAATATATCTCCTTAAATTATCTTAGTGCTAGGCCGACTGGCTTGGAATCCTTACGAAGATATCGTTTAGGATAAAATTGATACCTGGGACCGGGAAAATACCTACGTTAACTGTGACCCTATCAGCCGTGGCCGTAACAGTTATGTTATGGTACGCCCGGATAGTTGCTCCTGTGGTGAGGTCAGTCGAATCCACGATTACACCCTCACTTCTACGACGTTCAGAGTAGTTGAGCACTACGTCCTTTACGTTAGAGATTGTGGCAGGCTTCGCCTTCTTACCAATGAACTTGTCTACAAGGTTGGTGCGTAGGCCGTATGCGTACGAACGGACACAGTCACGGACGCTACCTTCTGTGTGGGCCAGGTTGTCGTCCTGCACGTGTGTGGTCAAATCCCGGACCCAACGAGTGCCCTTGCCGTCTACTGTCTCGGAGAACAGAACACCCGCCTGGATTAGAGCAGTCGAGTCTGTAGTATCCTGTGGTTCCCACGACGCGTCCTGTGTTACTTCGCTTACACGAATGTACTTGTGAGTCAATGGAGTACCAATCTCTTCTCCACCTGCACGCATGGACGCAGCCATGGTGGCGTAGATACGAGGTCCAAACTCTTCCAGATCTCCAGCGGAGTTTAGGGTTGTTGGATTCTGCACTGTGATTGCAATGTCCATATTATTGATGGAGTTTGCAGCACTAACGATGGCTGTCCTGGTTCCTCGGAATCCAATGAAGCCTCCACGCTCACCTGCGGCTTCCTGTGAAGCGCCGCGAGCAGCAGCCACGTGGGCACCCAGCTGGGCGGCCACTGCGGCCCAGGTAGCAGTTGAACTGTTACCTTCGTTTACTAGATCCTCGTCAATGAGGGGGATTACGGAGTTTGCGCGAGCAAGTAGCAACGCATCAAAGCCTGCCTGGAAGTTGCTGTTTGCTGAGATTCCGCGTGTGCCCCCTGTGAAGGACACAGGTAGGGCAGTTGCCTTAGGGGCACCTCGTCCATCCAGCGCTCCTCCGGTAGAACGGACTGCTGTAACTAGTTCTGAGATGTTCTCAAAGTAGTTAACAAGCGCTACGTTGTTCTGCATCAATCCGGTTGTGGCGATGTTCGGGGAATTCAGTACGGTAGAAACCGAGTTGGGTCCGAAGTCAAAGTCCGCCGCTAGCAACACGTCCCCATTGATACCGTTTGGTATAGTGGCAACGTAGTTTGTGTTGGCGTTGATGGCGGTGGCCAACTGGCGCACAGTCATACCTGCGGTGAAGGCGACGTTTAGGTTGTCCCCTGTAACGCCTGTGATGGTTGTGGTTAGGCTCGTGGCGACTCCTGCGGAGCCCACTACTGTCATGGTGCCTTCTGTTACTGTTCGCACTGCAACTGTTGTACCTAAAGTAGGCACTGCAGAGAACGCAGGTGAAATTGTGACTGCTGAAGCAGTGTTGCTTATGACAGTACTGAATTCATTGAGTTCTTCGCTGTAAAACTGCTCTCCAACGTGAGCGTCTACCGTCTGACCCCCTGTGAATTCGATGGTGGACGCGGTTGTACCTGAGGCGACAGGTCCCTCAACAGTCGGCACATTGGCCCCACCCTTATAAAGAACCTTCAAGAAAGGAACGCCGCCAATGGTCTGTGACGTTTCATCAAGGCCCTCAAACTCCACCGCAGCCACTAAGGAGTTGGTGGGCGATGCCCCGTCGTCCAAGTCGATGTTCACATTGTTTGTGTGTGCCCCGTAGTCTCGGGTAGTAAGGTCCACCGCGTTTGGTAGAATCTGAGCATAGGCCCCAGCAGCAATTGTAGGCAACGCCGGGTCTACCGTAATTGTACCTACTTCGTTGTCAGTGATTCTACGAAGATATGTAGTCGTTTCGTCTACTTGGATGTGCAACCAGCGACCAATCTCAGCATCGGCCGTAAGTCCGCCGTTTACCCAAGTTACTGTGGTACCTGTGGCGGTTGCTGCACTTACATTGTAAACTTCGTTTTCTAGGATAAGGTACTCGTCCGCAGCGATTGCCGCACCAGAAAAAGCAGGATCGACTGTGATGGTATCTGTAGAACTCACAAAGTCAGTAATCGGTCGTACCTCCACAGTGCCTGTGAACGGGCGCAGTACCAGGAACTTGCCATTCAATTCATCGTCCGCAAAAAGGGTACCGATGTCTGTGGTGTCAATTACTGTGGTGACGGAACCGCCTGTTGCGGTAAGTGGGGTGTCGAGTGTACCTGCGACGAAAGAAGCTTCTTCTGTTGGCAGCGTCAGGGTTGCTTGTGTGGACTGGTTGGTCTTGTACAGCAGCACCGCACTCGCGCCTCCCGGGACATCGGGGTCGTTTGATGACTGGAATGCCAGACGGGCAGCGTCAACAAGAGCACCAGAGCGGAACTCAGAGATAGCGCGTGTTGGGTCGTTGTGTGTTACCAACCCGGTCGTTAAACCAGGAGCACCACCCTCGGATTCGCCAATCAGGGCGATGATGCCATTCTCGGAGGGGGTGATTTGTTCAAGCGAGGACGCACGTACACGAGTAATACCACCTGGACGGTACTTTGTGACTCCGTTAAAAGTTACGAATGATGCCATTTATATTACTCCTAGTATTTTTCAAAGAACTTTTCCCACTCTGGGAAAGTTCGCTTAATGTTAACATTGGCGGCAAAAGCCCGCATACCCGCCACGTGAGAAGCCTTTACTCCCTTGCGCACCACATACTTGTCAAAAACGATTCTAGGCAGAGCCACCTCAGCTGCTTGACGAGGAACAACAACCTTGGCCACACTGACCGCAGCGACCGCAGCCTCTTCAGCAGGTTTAGCGGCAGGAAGCGACTTTTCCTCGTATTGCCTATTTTGCTTTTCTTTGCTCATCTTTTATCCTAATGTGAAAGTTGCGACACTGACTATTTCCCCTGCGCCCGGTGACCCTAGTTCGTCTATCTGTGCATTTACTTGTATGGTTGACGGCGTGGACAGTACGTTGATGTAAGAGAATGGGTACGTGAAAGACATGTTGAGGACACGCATAAATACGTCTGACGGGAGGTATTCGCTTTTCGGAGCCAAGTCGGATCCGGCAAGCTCAAAGACCATTAGGCCCTGTCCTTCTAAGAAAGGTCTCTGTGAAAGTAACAAAGCCTTTACTATGGAATAGAGGTAGATTACCTCATCTTGATGACCAGCGATTATTTGCAGCTGGTACTGTACTTTGTAGTGTACACCCCTACGTTCGTAGAAGTTGTTCGTTGCAAATACCCGTGAAGGTTCTCCTTCTGTGAGTACTTCACCCGTTTTGCGAATATCAACAAAACTGGATGAATCTAATAGTACAGCAAAATCTTCTGTAATGTCAATACTATTAGCAGTGAATGAAGCAATATCTCTTACTTGACCTGCCCCTGTGCCCTTCGTCACGTACAGCTGGTAGTGGCCCCCCTGCACAAGCTCTGGGAAAACTTCTAAGTACTCTTCCAGGGAATCAACGTCTATAAAGACCTCTGAGGCGCTAGAGCCCTCGGTGGCTATCTCCTGTAGGACAGCCGCCTGGAGGCCGTCCAGGTCGCTCACAGAGCCACCGTGGCCATCTGCTGTGTCGTAGATCATGTCCTGGTCTACGTCGTCACCCATGTAGTCTCCCAGGAACTGTTCCGCCTCGGATTCAGCCTTGAGAAGTATTACGATAGCAGGGACCTGTAGGTCTTTCCTGGGGTAGTTAAAGCAGCAGTCCACCTGAACGTTCATCAAGTACGTTCTGATTTGTTCCAGGGTCTTCTGCGGTACGTTCTTGTACAATACGTCGATAAGCCGTGAGTCCTGCTTTATCGAGCGGAAACCCTCAGCCAACGCTTTCTGAATGATAATTTCAGGTAGTACTACCACTATAGGTCCTTAAACAACTTCTCCGTATACTTAGGGATAATCGCATTGTCTAATTCGTCTTCTACTATGTCAACGAGTTTTAATCCAGGGAAGCCTGGGTGCTGCCATTTGGCGTTTTGTGGGGCTTGAGTCACTGTCTTGAACTTGGTAATCCCTGGACCCCCCATGTTAACTATACGCTTTTGTCTACCGTCCAGTAGCCCTGCCTTCATGTCGTAAGGCTTGCTGCCGCTCTCTAGTCCGCCCACTAGCCGGTCGTTCTCCTCGTTTAGTACGACTGCAACACTGTTGTCGCCGTAGTCCTCGTATATACTAATCTGTGCCTGGTACCGCTCTCTCGTAGTGTTTAAGTTTCTACCAGCTTCTTCACTCCAGAAATCTTTCGCCTCTTTCGCAGCTTCGTATGCGTAGCCAGAAACGAGTGCCTCAGCCTCCGCGCTGTCTGGGAAGTCATCCTCCAATAGCTCTCCTGGTGAGGATGCTAGTAGCCTTGTCAAATTTTGGACTAATATACGCACTAGAATCGAGTCCTTATTGTGAAGTTCTCCTGGTCTTCCTGCCTCTTTGCAGGGGTGTCCAGGGCGATGTTACCTGAGTGGTAGGCTACGTGCTTCTTACGGATTAGTACTTTTTGTCCTAGCTGGTTCCCGCCGTCGATGCGGAACAATGGAGTATTATATACAATCCACTCCAAATACGCACGGTATTTCAGTGTATAGAAGAGACCATCTCGGGGGGTGTTGCCTATCCACTTGATCGTATGGTCAACCAGAAGGAAGTCGGTGCCTTGTTCGTACACGACACCCTTTTGGTCTTCACACCAAATGGCACACTCCGCGTTGTACCAAAGACGGTCTTCAGCGTTGGTGACACCCAGCGGCTTACTTTTGTTATCCCCGTAGTTGGCAGCGTTACGCATGATGACTTGGCCGTCGTTGACCAAGCTAGCGTGTAGGAATGTGATTTTATCCGAGTCTCCTAGAGGGGCCTCGATGATGGACGGAGAGAACACGGCGTCTCCCACGGTACCATATCCCCCTTCCAACAGCCGCCTGTTAGGGGCAGACTGGATGGAAGTAACTAGTCCCTTGATTACCCGGGCGTTTCTGTACAGGAACCCTTCACCTGTGCAACGCTGGCAATGGATCTCTCTAAGGGTTGCGGGAGCATTCTCGCGGCTTAGCAGCCCTGCGGTGGCGTCCTCTCTACGGCAGGTACAAGCAACTCCTGTTTCTAGGATCACTTCGTCACCACGGGACTGGATTAAGTCCTCCAGCGAGGTAAAATGCCAGTCGGGTAATGTCATAGGTTACACCACAATCAATCCAACACCCTTGTAAGCGCCCTTGATTAACTTCAAGTTATCCTTTAGCCACTCCTTGTGGACGTTGATTGCACCTGTGAATAGCCCGTACTGCATTGTAGTGCCGTAGGAGATGCTCTCAGAGACACCGTCTCTGGATAGGGACAAGGATCCAACCCCTGGGCGCAACGCCAGGGAGGCGGCTGTGAGCGCGTCTATCGCTGCTTTTCTCCCAATCGCTGAAATGAGGTCAGGTGTAGCGTCTCTCAAACCCACAATGGCGTTGTACCGCCAGAAGTTAGGTATTTCTACTGTTCCATTGATTGCGTTTACCCACATTAATCCAATGAAGTCGAATGCGATTTCCTGGTTGAATGGCACAAGCTGAAGCAGCCCGCCCTGCTGGGTTACCTCAATCCACTCTAAGTCGATGTCGATCACTCTGGTGTTGGCAATGGCTCCGTACAGGTTGTCGATACGTAGGACTTGTGGGTGGGGTGTTTGAATGTTCAGCCAACCACCACTCTTGTTCACAAAGTAGGTAAGGGGCTCCACTAACTTGTCGTAGTCTGAGTCCGTGAATATAGGTGTAGGCGCCTGCACACCGGCAGCGTACTGGACAGTGGTCGGGTCACGGTCGGTCACGACGTTGGTTGGTTCAACGTACGTGTGGATAACTTGATTCTCTAGCCAAGCTATTGCCTGGTTGATGTAGTTGGCAATGGACGAATCGTCTAGCTTACTGCGTTCAATTAGAATCTGTTCAGTGGTGTTCAACGTAGGCAGAAGCGTAGCGCTTGCAATCCGGACGGTGATGTAGTCACCCGTCGCGTTGCTGATGATCCCCGCCTTGGGGCCTGTTTCGCCTCTACGGACCAGGAAGGTGCCCGCACCTGTAATCGGGGTCAGGGTTCCGCCATTCCAAGAAAGCTCCCGAATGGTGTTGGTTAATCCGCCAGTAAACAGCACAGTCGCTGCAATGGTGAGTGCTGTCGCTCCTGTTCCTGATGCCACTGCGGTGAAGTCGGTTAGCCCGTCAATGGCAGCCGCTACCAACGTAGCGGTGTTATCCAGCGCCACGAGAGCACCAGAGGACACAGATAGATTGACCGTGATTACGTTTGATACGTAGGAAACGCTTAGGGGTGACGTGCCAATGGGGATGTTGACTACTATGGCATTGATGTTGCCGGTGGCCCCCAACTGTGTCCCAGCAGCAGTCACAGTGACCACTCCGTCGGCACCAGAGCCAATGGCAGCGGTAGCGTTTGCTGTGTTGGTCTGGTGGTAGTTGTACTGTAGTACATGGAATCCCAGAGGATGCGCAGTGGATGTCTCTGTTATTTCCACACCTGTGATACTCTGTGGTTGAAACTTAGGCCTCTTGACCTCCGTAGCAGTCAGCGGAAGACCGAATAGGTAGTCGTCCTTGATCTTCTGCGTGGTGATGACTCGTATGTCAAAGTCTGCCGACTCTCCTATGATGCTGTCATCTGTGAGGCTGGTGGCACGGACGAAGTACTTCCCGTGGCGCACCAGGCTAATCAAGTCCTGGTCAACAATGTCAGGCAAATAGAACTCTACAGAGCCTTCTTGTGGATCCGCCACCCCGTTAAACGTAATGGTGTCTGTGGCGACCGCAGCGTCACGGCTCCTGCGAGCCTTTACAAGCTCAACAAGAACGTCCTCGGCGGCGTAGATCGCCCCACCAGCAGCCACCACAGTGACCACGATGGTATCATACGAAGTTTCATACCTACAAAACTCCGTCCCGTTTACCGACACTTCGATTGTTGCAGGAGCGGCCATTATGGGATCTCAAAGACGCTTGAAGATGTGCTGGGTACTAGGAAGGTGCGACGGTACCGGGCAGCTGGGATGAAGAAGTCCACAGTGGTGCCAGGTATTAGGTTTAAGGAGAAGAACCCAAAGGAGTCAGTTTCTGTTGTGATTAGTGTCTGTCCAAGGACAATGCCGTCTGTCCCCGGGAACAGCACAGCGGGTGCGCCAAGTACCTTGCAAGACACGCTAGCTCCTGCGATGGGGGCAGCGTTGACACCGTAGACATACCCAAAGACGTTAACGACTGGAGGCGCAGTCACACTCGGAGGCGTCGTAGCAACGTTATCGTACACGTACCCGGACACTAGGATGGTACGTACAGTAGCCCCAGCTACACTGAGGTACAGGTTACCCAGCGTGTCAGTGTCTGCTACGTCTACGTCAATCTCGTAATACCCGCCGCTAAGCTCTGTGAAGTTGGTCCCAGACAGGACAAGGGCGGCAAAGGCGCCGCCCTCCTTCTTCAATGAGGCAGTAACTCCGGAGAATAGTACACCAGTGGCAGGTAATGCAGTGGCGCTATCCTCTAAGTAGACTAGAAACGACCCCGCGGACCCTTGTATGAATGTAGTCATCTGACTCCTAAGTAAGGATTATTGTACCATACTAAAAACGAAAAATCCCGAACAACCTAAGACAAAGCAAAGGCTGCGGGATTTCTCTTTGATTAACTGCGGTGTTATTACAGGTCTGCTTCTGCCAGTACCACCGTCTGGGAGCTAGAAAAACCATCGGGCTTCGCTGGACTCTTAGGAGTAGGTACGACACCCGCGAGAGGCAAGTTAGTCCCGGTGTACCCGGTACCATCTGCATCAACGCCGCTGTCGAAGTTGTCTGCAACTGCGAGTAGAACTGCCTGAAGTTCAGCAAGGTCAGCTGCTGCCGCGCCCAACGAACACAAATTACGAAGGACCAACATCAGCCGGTGGTGTGACTTGCGAAGCTCGTCAACCTCTGCTGAATTGATGTCTGCTAGTACTCTTTTGCCTTTCATGTCTTATTCCTCTTTCTTAGCTTTTCTGCTTAACTACGGCACCCTTTTTTACGGGGGGCTTTACTTTAGTCTTGGATTGTTCTTCTTCAAAGTCAATGAAGTCTACCTCTTCATCATCTAATGAAGAAAATATGCTCGTGTCCATTGTAACAGGTTCTGCTTGCTTTGTCTCTGGCATTGCTGTAGCCACTTCTTGTTTAACCGCCACAGGAACAGGTGCCTCCTGTAATACCGCGTTTTCTAGGATGGTAAATCGGTTGGGCCTGAGCCGCTGCAACTGCTGGATTTTGGCTAGGTGATGGTCCGGGATTTTTGCGATTCCGTCCCCATCGAATGACATTACCATGCCCTCAAAAATCTCGTTCCGGCCTCTGAGTGAGTTGCTCTTTAATCTAATCATGTTGGATCCTCCCCGTGGTTTAACCCCCACATAAGGGCTTGTTGCTTTGCTGGCTTCAAAAAGGCTGCTAGAAACCTGTAGTACAGATTTGCCTTTGTGGCTGCTATCCTTCTGCGTCAGCCAGTCTTTTCCTACTTCACCTTCCTGTACTACTTGACCAGACCGGGCCTTCGTAGGTTCTTCTTCCTTGGATTCTAGGTGAGACAAATCCAGTTGGTCGGGTCGTACTACAGGCCCAACATCTTCATATTCATCTGCCATTATTGCTCGTGTAGTCCTGTTTTAAAAAAAACGTGCTAAGGAGTCTTTCGGGATACCTTAGCACGTTTTTTACGCTATGCAACTACTTTTTGGGATTAGCTAAAATCCTCGATGTTATCGGACAGTGAGATCACCGATGTTGATGAAGCGGAGCCACTTCTTACGGGCAAACATGATAGGTGTGCCGTACAGGAGGATCATCCAGCGCATCGAGGGACCCATTACCGCCAGGTCCATCTTCATCATCGGCAGGAGTTGACGGAACGTAAGGACCGATGGAGACATTTCCCCAACGTACGCCTTGGACGTAAACGGAAGGTACAGGTTCTCGTCGTTGTACACCACCGTACCACCAGCAGCCTGTGAGCCGGCTGGAACCTGTGCAATCAACGAGTATGAACTCGACGCAGCAGGAACACCCGCCGCTGTGGTTGCACGTGAGCGGTAGATCTTGAAGAACTCCGGAGGGTACGCACCGATTACCGCTGGATTGGTGATGGTCAGAGGAGCGTAAACTCCCAAGTCCTTGTTGGCCTGCGAGAAGGCCAACACAGCACCCTGTACAGCCGTAGGAGCCGACTCACCGAATCGGTTACACGCGGTAACCAAGTAGTTGAGGTTGGTCGTACCCGTGGCAGCACCCTTGTTGTGGTCACCACTGGTACCAGTTACGGCACCGTTGGCGATCGACGCAGGGGTTGCAGGAGCATAAGCGCTCGTTGCAGCAGCTGGGGGCGTTGGAGCCTTACGAATAAAGATATTCGGATTGGCTTCGATTTCACCAGCCTGCGTTGCGAAAGAGCTTACGCTCATACCTACGCGACCGTTGACTGGAGCAGGCATCTCAACACGCTGACGTGGGTACAGCGTCTTGACGAAGTCGCTCATCGTCTTCGTGTTACTGAAGAAGTCTGTCGCGAATCCGTGTGCTTCAAGGATTGTGTTAGTGGCCTCTTCCATGTCGGCTTCTTGGATTACTCCACCTTCAAGGTCGATAACTGAGGTTGGGTCGATCAACGAGTCCAAACCGTCCCACTGCTCTGACTCACCGTCAGCGGCCAAGCTTGAGTCACCTGTGAACAACGACTTTTCAATCGTTTGCAGGAGCCACAAGATACCGTTCTGGTTCTCCAGAGCGACCAGGTCACCGTGTGCAGGATGCACAACAGTGGCTGGGTGCGTCACTTCACGCACAGTTCCGAGGAACTTAACCAGCTGCATTCTACGTGTGTAGCTGCTGTCGCTGGACTGGGGCAGTTCACCTTCCTGTACGAAGGGACTCGCGTCGCCACCGTAACTAGAAAGCTCATTGTATTCCTCAACCGTGCTATATGCAGGGCTCTTAGGAATCTTCTTCCAGAACTTGATATGTGAGGCCGTGTAGGTAGTCACCTTCAAGCTTGCTTCCAAGCTCTGAACTCGCAACGCGGATCCACCCGTCTGTCCTGCACCGATTTGATAACCTGCTTCAAGGGCCTTGTTAAGCTCTTGAACCTCTTGCTGAGATCCGACACTGTATCCGTCGTACCCGCCTGCTGTTTGTACTGATCTTAAACCTGACATCGTATTCTCCTTCTATTACTTTCCGCTGCGGAAACTGCGGACCTTGTTCATAAGGTCGGGGGAAATCCTGTTTGACGAGTCAAAGCGCAACACGTCTTCACGAGTAGCCTGTCCCTTGACCACGAGGTCAACGAGAGTGTCAGCAACCTGACTCTTTGAAAGCTGTTCAGCGTCTTCACCGAACGACTTCTCGATATGTGTTACGCTCTTTGGACCACGAGCAGGAGCGCTTTCGACGCTTTCCACACGCTGGTCAGTCTGGGTCAACCAAGCACCAAGAGCACTCATGGATCCAGCAAACGACTTCTGGAACTGGGCCTGCTCTGCGGCGTGTTGGGCAACAGTGGCACGCGTATTACGATTAATACGCTGTTCCATGTTCTCCAACGACTTCTGGACTGACTCGACGAAGTCCACCAGGAACGTGCTCATTTCAAAACCCTTTTGGATTTCGTCTGAGTCCTGGGTGATGTCAAGGAGCGACTTCGCTACCTTTTCATCCTCATCGTCGTCGTCCTTCTTGGCGAAAGGATTTTCACCCTTATTCATCTTTGCGTCCTTGTCGCCGTCCTCATCGTCGTCCTTCTTGGCGAAAGGATTCACACCCTTTTCTACGTCCTTCTTGTCCTTGAGGTAATCCATCCCACCCTTCGACACGAAATCTACTTCGTGCGCGCTGAGCGTCTGGCCCTTCGACATCTTGGATAGGATGGACTTGGCCATCTTGGCACCGCCGTTGTAATCGGTGCCGTTGGCATCGATCGAATCGGAAGCACCGTTTTCTGGAACATCCCGTGCTACAGAACCGGCCCAACTGCCGGGATCCGAGTTGGATGGGGTGTGGAATACCTGCGTAGGCCCACCCTGACTTGTCATGGATTCTACAGCAGTAGCGGGCGTACCCTTGCTGCTGTGCCCCTTCGCCAGGTCTTCAAAGACCGACAATGCCTTATTAAGGTCTTGTGCGCTTACTTTCTTTTCTGACATTATTAACTCCGTTAGCTGTACACACTAAAAATTACGTTGACTACTGATTTGGCAGCGTCCTCAGGGATTCCCTTGGATTTCATAACCAATTCGACTGCCTCATCATACGAAAGCGACTTCGACGTTGTCGTGTCAGTTGCCTTGCCTTCCAGACTTTCTGGAACCACGACGGAACCAGCTGAAAGGGCTTTGTTTTTTGTTTCGTTTTTATCGTTGTCTTTATTCAAATCCCATGGTTGGGATGAAAGTGATTTGGCGATATCACACCAAGTTGTGTGATTCACCGGGCAGGCAGTAATCGCGATCTCAGAAATCCAACATTCCTTGATTTTGTTGCCGTCTCTGCGGGTGACTTTGCCTTGGATTGAAAATCCTACTTTTCGGTCAGCCTGTGTGTTGTCCAGGGAACTCATTAGATCCCAGATGGAGTCAGCGACCTGATGCTTCTCAAATAGGTAGCCCTTTACGAATAGACCCTGCTTGGTGACCTTGCACTCAGTGGGTTGGCCGACCTTGTTCTCGAAACCAGGCTTGTGGTCGTTGTTAAACCAGCCGTGCTTGAGGAAGTAATCAAAGTTGATTCCCTGCTGGTCCACAATCTCGCCCTGCAAGTCCTTGGCATCTGTGGAGGCAATCCCGGATATCCAACGCTTTCCTGTCTTATCAGCACCCTTCGTGCCGCCCTTTACGAGGACAGCGCGAGCAGGTAGCCAGCATTCAAAGGTTTCAGCGTCTTTCCAGCCTTGGTTCATTGAAGTCCTTAAAACAAAAAAAAGGAGTACACGCTTGGTGCGTGTGACTCCTTTATGAGTAACAACTAAGATTAGTAGAATAATACTAACGGGTTTTTAGGCGGGTGTCAACTACTTTAGATACAATCGTGCCGTTTTTTCTCTTTTTAGTGATTTCACCAGAACATCGTCTAACATCAGCGGTATCTGGACCTCTGTATCGCAGCGCTTACACACAGAGAACGCCTGTCCCTTCTTCAACACAATGCACTTCCCTCTAACTTTGGCCTCGGTCTCATTTGACTTCAAGATGACTTCGTGACACTTCGGACAATTTAGTAGGTATTGGTCCATTATTTTGTGGTTACTACCAGTCTAGAGGTATGCCCGTCTCTAACTACTGACTTGTGCATATTTTCTGTGTAACACGCGGGTACGTTATCAAACCCAGGACTTGAGAAGCCACTAACTACGCTCGGTAACGTCTCAACGGGGGTGGGAGTACTCTTCGCCAGTGTCGGGTCGATTCCAAGGTACTTTACACCAAAATCGAATATTACTGTTGGAAAAAGAACGTCAGGGGTCAACGAAAGTGAGGTTGTCCATGTGTCATAGATTTCAACACTGACCTGTTGGCCCACTGCATCTACGAAAGAAAGCTCGTTGGACTTAACTAGTGCATATACAGTTTCGTTTTGTACTGGAATGGAAATCACTGACCCTGGTACAGGGAACAACGACTTTACTAGAGGGTACACATCGCTTGCCCACAGGCCTGGTGTAACCAAATGCTTAACGATCTCCGGTACTTCAGGTGCAGATGCCTCTTCAAGGTCCACGCTCATAGCCTCAGCTATCTCAGGGTTAGTTCCTGCAAAGAGTGAATCCTGGATTAGCTCCCACTTGTACACGGCGTTGTTCTTCTGGTCGTAAACAACCCGTTCCTTGGGGTCGGCCACGTAGCCGTCCACCTTGATGCTGCGTAGGTCTACGTCCTTGCGCTTCTTGGCGATGAATGCAAACGGGTGGACGGTGCCTTCTGTGTCGTCCCCCTCCATCTCCACTGGTAGCTTGCTCGTAGCCCAAAGCACGGGCTGTGCTGGGTGCCGCCTGCCTTGGGTAACGTCACGTAGCTCGTCCTCGCTCAGGTCAGGGTAGATGATGTGCCAGTGGTACGGAGCCAGGGCAAACCCAGGATTAACGTATCCTAGCAGGAAGTGCAGGTTGCCCTCAGAAGATCCCAAATTGTGGGTATCTCCAGATGCTCCGTGCTTGGGGTGGCAGCAAGTAAACGTGATGTCTTTGCTTTGCTTGGCTCCCAGCTTGTGCGTGATCTTCTGTAGGCGCCCCCACTTGGCCAAACCTTTGGCCTTGCGCGCCTTGTATAGCTCCTCCCACGCGTCAAAGTAGTTAGACGGGTTTTGCATTAGGGTCTCCTGACTGTTCTTGGGGAGCGGCATCGTCTGCATCCCCCGTAGCGCCCGATTCCCCTGCCTCGTCTTCCTCGTCCTGTTGGTCACCCAACAGTGAGGCCATAGCCTCTTGTATCGCGGCTTCTTCCTCCGGCGTTAGGTCGTGCAGCGGTTCTGCGTGCAGCCAGATAGAAAACTGAACTTCGTCAGTAGTACGCTCAATCTGAGCGGAACTTACTTCGATGATACCAAAGGAGTCCTGATCTACGAAACTGAGGGACTTCTTGGTTTCCTCGTCAACTTCTTCTCCCTCTACTGCCGCGCCGTAGTTAGCTTCAAGCGTGGCCCGCACCTTCTTGTCGATAAAGGCCTCGGGGTTATCCCTGATAGACATCGCAGAGGATAGTTCCATTAGAGCTTGTGCGTCCGCTTCCTTGTAGCTCAGGCCGAAGGCTGAGAGCCTGTGCATGATCTTGGAATAGATGTGGTTGGCGTGCCAAGCAAACAACCAGAGGTGGTTGGTGCCTATGGAAGACAGTACAGAGTGCAAGTAGTTGATACCTACCGGGTTCTTGCCGTGTGCGGTCTGGATGATGAACAAGGGATCAGACGGCTCCCTGCTCCCTGTGATGCTGGTGAAGAAGTCTAGCAACACCGTGTCACAGTGGATCTTCCGCCCCAAGAGCTTTACGGTGTCTTCAATGTATTCTACGTCGCTAACCAACGCGTTAACAAGCTCCTCAGGCATAAAGTGCCCCTGCTCAATCAGCAGCAGGATGGCGCCAGTTACCTTGTCCTTCGGGTGGTCACTCTGGAACAGGTCGTAAGAGTAGTGCCGGTAGCTCGTGAGGCTAGAGTCTGCCAGCCTAAGCTGGTGCTGTACCCACAGGTACAACTGTTCCCGCACATCCGAGTCCTTGTAGATGTACCGGGTCATTTCACCGTTGTGAACTACCTCAAACCAGATGTTGCGGGCATTCTGGGGGTCGTACGTAGGATTACGCTCGGTTATAACCCCGTCATCCACTGCTTGGTTGCGCTTAAACCCGTCTTCTGTGAAGTACTCCGGGTCTGTTTGAGGCATTGGCTGGTTCGGATCAATGTTAGGCACACCCAACACTGGCTTGTAGTCGTCACTATCGGGAGCAGCGTTGGAGTACAGGAAGTAGTTTCCTCCCCTGTCCTTCCAAAAATACTTCTTTACTGCACCAAAGCCAGTACAGTAAACGTAAACGTGCTCTGGATCTGGGCCGTGCCCAAACCCTAGTGCCTTAGAAACGCTATTTGAATATTTCTTCATTTACTTTGTACTGTGTCTGCGTGTGGTGGGGGTTCTTAACGAAGATGCCTGAGTTGAAGAACAGCTTTACTTTTGCAAGGTTAAAACCGAAGGACTCAATGTCTCCCCGGGTGAATGGCTCCATGTTTCTAAGTCGGCGGAACATCGCCATCTCCAGGGCGTTGAACTGCCCCAGGGGCGTCGGGAACATCCTCAGGCTCACCAAGGCCTTCTGCTGGGTCCTCGTCAACGAGGGGGAAGTCTCCTCCTCCTGTTGCCTCTTCTCCTTCTTCTCCTTCTTGTCCTTCTTCAATCATGCCCCCTTCTACTAAGTCCAGCAAATAGCCTTTGATTTCTGACCTTGTGTGGTCAATATTAAACAGTTCTCGGTCTGTTGGGTATCCCGGCCAAATCTCTACCACAAGTAGCTTGATAATGTCTGGATCTAGGATAGGCAGCAGGTGTAGTAGATTAGTTACTCCTTCATTACTCTCTATGTCAAAATCGTACAACGATTTGAACAAGAAACTGGAGGGGGTAATTATACGCGAAATCTCCGTCTGTAGCAAAGGTATGACAGTGTCCTCGGAAGACGTAGAGGACAAGTCCAACGAGACGCGGCGCATACCCTTCTGTATGGGCGTTACCGTGTCTCCTACAGGCTTGAGCTTGTCTGGTGTGAATATGGCCATGTTACTTCTTTACTTTTTTGACAGAGACATAACCATTGGTAAATATCTTACCTAGGCTCTGTAGAAACTTCTCACCGTCGCGAAACGTTATCCCATTGTAGCGCTCATCCTTCAAAAAATCCAGGAGTTGTGGGTTATCTGTGTCGATCTTGGAGGCTTCCTCGTCCCACCAGACCTTGCCAAGAACCTTGTCACCTGCTGATATGATCTCGTATTGTACTGTGTCGTTTTTCATGTTTTATGTCCTTTTACGTTTTTTAAAACCAGGGTTAGTCCCTTCCTGGTCGGGTTCCGACTGCTGCTGGACACTAGCACTACTCTGGGGGTCAGGCAACGCAGTTTGTGAAGATTGTGCAGGCTTGTTGTGCCTCGCTAGGTGACCTATGTCCGCCTTTGGGTTAGCCCCGGTTATAGTATTTTCGTACTCACGGTGCTTCCCTGTCTTGCGGTACGCAGAAGGGTCCATCATAGCTGCCGCAGGCATAAATACCCCCATCTCGTCCAGTTCCTTGGCCGTTTCGTGGTTAGCGCTTGCAGGATTGCTCTTGTTGTCGTCAATCCACTTCTTGGAAAACGCCTCAAAGAGGTCGTTGGGTAGCGTTTTGTCAGCTTTACGTTTGTCAAACTCCTCAAAAGAATTTATGTTAGTTTTGGACCTCCACTGAGGTACGGGGACTTTTTGTGGTGCCTCCCCCTTGATTAGATGGACAAGGTCATGGAACGCCTGTTCATCGCCGCCCGCAGCAGCATCCAACGTTGGAAGGAACTTGTTTACGTCGAGGTGGCCTTCTGTTTCTTGTAGGTGTAGAACATACTGACCTCTTAAGTACGTCTGGCCTACCTGCCAATCCGGTAGGTTGTCGCCTAGTCCTCGCTTATAGTCACCCAAGGACTTGTTTTTTAAGTTGGTTTTGAGCGTCTCAGGTATCGTAACTACCCCACCACTCCGCTGTAGGTCGTAGTGGAAGGTGTTGCGTGTCCCCTTCATTCCGGTACCAAAGGCATCTGTGTTATCTATAGCGTACATGGTGCCTTTTTCATTGAAAAGGGCGTTGTTGCGGTGTCGATCATTGTGGTTGATGACCAAGTCCACCGTGATCATGCTGTGCATACGCTCTATTAGTTCTTCCTGCTTATCTCCAGGCATGGACCGTATAATGTCACGTGTCGTGTTTCGTCCAGGCCCCCGTTTGATACCCTTGGCGTATACCCCTCCTACAGCGTGCTCCTCCATCCACTTTTGCATGGATTGGGGGACGCCCTTGTGCGACCTCGTTGCTGTTGGTGGAACAAGATCCGAACCCAGCATAGTATACACGTTGTACGCAGCAACCTCGTGGTTGTGCCCGCTGTTTCGTGGAACAGACCCTATCCCCGTACTATGATCTGGTTTGGCTGTCGGATCGTGCGTAACAGTAGGCTTCATCAACGCCCTGCCATTCTCCTCGATAGCTACACGGAAAGACGTTTGAATGCCCGCGGCCTCTTCATCACCCAGCTGCTTGATTGAGGCAATCGTACCTTGTGTCAAGTGGTTTAGTGCCACCTTTGCCGCTACGTCAGTGCGTCCACCGTACTCAATAGCTCCTTGGTTCAGGGAGGACAGATCCTGCTCTGGAGGTAACCCGTGCTCTGGTGCTGTCTCGTCTACTGCGCCTGTGCTTTCTCCCTCCTTTGCATCCGTATTCCAGTTGTGTCTCTCAACTGGTTCTCCTCCCCCAGCGCCACCACGCGCCTCAGCGGTTGCTCGCGCTGCCTTTGGGGTCAGCGTCGCTTCTGTCCCTGGCTCTTCTCCTTCTTCTTCTTCTGCGGAGGCTTTAGGGCCGGTTACACCCTTCCGGTGACGCAGCCCACCGGATTGGGACTCTTCCCATCCAGGCTTACCCTGGGCAGCCGCGTACTCCGGTGTCCCGGGTGCTGCGTGGTTGTCGTACTCTACTCCCGCCTTAGGCGCGTTAGCTGTGTTCTCGCCCCTACCCGGGCCAACTGGTTGGTTTGGAGCAGGCACGCCAGCCACGGAGCCGGGGTTCGCGGGCTTGCTCTCCTTCGGAGGACCTGCAGGCTTAACTGTAGGAGAGATGCCCCCTGAGACGCCTGAGCTGGCCTTTGCGAGGGCCTCTACAAACAGCTGCCGGTCGGTCACCCGCAGTGCACCATCTACGAAGGTACTACCGGGCGGTACGTATTGTACGCTTACCCCAGAGAGGCTCTTGTTAAGTATGTCGGTTACAGTGCATGTGCCAAGCACGGTTGTGCCTTTGAGCACCACCACTTTGCTGTTGGCAGCCTCTGCGTAGATGCCTTCACCTTCTTGGATAGCTACAAGCTGTCCCAGGTTCTTAGACACGGTTAAGATGTCCAAGATCACGTTGTTGTAGAACGTGTCGAACAGTGTAGAAAACTGAGCCCACTCTGGGCTAGAAGGGTCTGTGAAGAACGACTTATGGACCCCGGAGTTCAGGATCTTGGCTTCAAAGGACTCTTCTACCTGCCTACAAAACTTCCGGATCTCAGTAGCAGCCCTTATGTTCAGCTTATCTACGTGGGGGAGGTCGTACGCCTGTAGCGCAGACAAGTCTGCATACCCCACGGATTTGTACATCTCAGTAGACAGGTGCGCTAACTGCTTCCCAAGCAAATAGGAAGAGGCAACTATGCCTAGAGGGCGCCTTGCACCCTTGGACAAAAGTACATCTGAGTGGTCCTCAGGTGATAGTACTTTGTATCCGACAATGGAATAGAGAAGCCGGCTCTCGTTAAGTCGTGCTACTCGGCGGAACTCAGAGATAGACTGCGCATTAGCCATTACCTGACAAGTAGGCTTTCATAATAGCGTCAGGATCGATCTGCTTCTTCGGTTCGTCAGAAGCAGATCCCTTGCTAAGCCTATCTTCCCCAAGATAAAGGTTTACACTAGGACCCAAGCCGGTGTAGTTACCCTTTGTAAAGGGCGTACCATCCAAGTCTCGTTGTCGTTGGATAGGAGTACGGTAGGATTTCTCTACCGTATACTCCTCCGACATCGCGAATATAGCGTCCTGTGTAGCTGGGCGCAGGGGTTTAGGAGACCATTGTGTCATATTAATCTACCTCCACTATTCTTTTGGATGCGTTTATTAGTGTTTCCAAATACTGCCTAAAGTGGATGTTAGCCACCTCAGTAATCGTATATTCTACAGAGTTGGCAGGTTGAATCCCCTTACACAACTGCGCCTTCTCTGTACACTGCAAACCTAACGAAATAGAAGGGAGGTCATCCACTCCTATGTGATCTATACTTAGCTTCATTTATTACGGCTGGTATGTGCTGTGACGCCCGGGGACGCTTCCACCACCATTACCTGCATTCCAGTTTTCTTCTTCAAGAAGGTGGCCTGCCACCATCCTACGAACGATTTCTTGTTCTGCCTCTGAAACGCGGAGGCTTACAACCGCAATAGAGGCAGCCATGCCCATACCACCAGCGTCACCAAAGGAATGAGGGAACAGCACCTGCATACACAACATTTCCTCGTGGCCCAGCGGAACTGAGCCAACCTTGAACTTGTGCACCATGTCCACTACCTTATCACGTGCGTAGTCGTAGTCAAGGCTCCCGTTAGGGTACCTACGGAAAAATACGTTACCGTTCTCTCGGTCTGCCGGGAACGCGGGGGCACTTGTGTACATGCTACCAGTAGGAACGATTTCCTTTACTGTGAAGCTGTTGATGTCCGTAACGTCCTTTACGTCTTCTCCGTAGAGGGACTTGGACAATAACTCGCGGTTATTGGGATTCAGGTGTACGGGGATTCTTGGTCCGTTGTAGTTCATATTACTTATTTACCTCGATGAACAAGTAGACACTCTTCTTGATAGCTGAGTCGCTCTTGATGAAAAGGGAGTCCCTGGTTTTTTCCTTGACCTTCTGAGTGCTCCTGCTGTGTTCCCTTTTTGTCCTAGCTTCAACCCGCTCAGAGGGGCTGCTATCAGGCTTCTTAGATCGCTGATTGCCTTCAGGACCCTTATCGCCCTTATCCTTACTATCCTTATTCTTCGACTGGTAAGCCTCCCACTCCTTCTTGGTGTCAAAGTACCTGTATGACGGCTTACCGTCCTTGCGGTAACCGCTAACTTCACGGTGAAAGTAGTCGCTTCCAGAGTGGGTGGCCCCCAGGTCAGGTCGATTGGCCTTCTCTAGCAAGCAGCTGTGTAGGTAGATACTCATGGTATTATCGCTTCCAGAAAGGAGGAGCTTCATAGCTGGCTCGCTGGTTACTGTCACAGCGCGTGCAAGAAGCGGATGTTGACTTGTTCATCTTCTTGCACCCGGTGCAGGACTTGTAAACCTCTGAGGCACTGATCGCAGTGCTTTGCTCCGGTGTAACTTTCCTGGTGGGAACCAGCGGCGGTTCGTTCATATCCTGCTGTCGAGTAGTACCAAACGTGGGCTGCTCGTCTGCTACCCCCGCCTTGAACACTGCTTCGTTGTACTCATGGACAACGCTCTGTAGCCTTAGCTGCTTTGCCATTGAGGATGCAACAGCGCCTGAGAGGGCTTTTGACATGTTGTCTAGTTCTTCACACGCTTTTGTGGTCATATTACTCCCGTTCATTTTACCAGGGTTATTACCTGTAAGCAAGCTGCTTTTAAGTAACGCACCTTTTAGCTCCACTAGTTTGGCCTTAAACTTGTCCATGTACGCAGGCACTATTACCCCCTAGTAATACTCTTGAAGAGATCCAAATCCAGCGTTACAGCATCTTCTGCTTTGTTGAATGAGTCGGAGTACTTTGGCGCGGGGGATTGCTGCTTCGACTGTGACGAGGCAGACTGGTTCGGCGTAGGTGGGGCTTCTCCCGCAGAGTCAGCACCCTGCTGGGCCTGCTGTGCTACCTGAGCCTGTTGTTCCTGCTGTTGCTGCATGGTCAACCCTTGGATATACGTCGGGTTCAACACCATGTCACCACCGGGCACGTCAGGGAGATCCTGGGCGCGACGGATTTCATTCAACGTCTTGTAGGATCCTACTTGCTCCTGGTACAACTCGTGCTTCTCTTGCTCTGTAAGCTCGTCGAGACCTACGAAGTCAAAAACAAAGCGGTCGTCCAACTTTTGGATGATGTGCTCATTAATCTGCTTAGCAATGAAGCGTAGTAGGGGTTTTAGTCCACGGTCACGCGACGCCTTCAACTTCCATTCCTGGGAAGACTCAAACAGAGGAGTCTGGGTTACACCACCGTGCAAGTCGAAGTTAAGCTCAGCAGGGTCAATTAGGAACGCACCACAAGTAATTTTAATTAGGTACTCCATCCACTGGCCGTATTCCATCTCACGGTTACTGGGATGTAAATCAATCCATTCTACGCCTTGTTCCAACTGTAGGATTGGCGTCTTCCAGCTGTTATTAACCCCTTCTAGGTTAGCTTTCCACTGGCGCTTGAACCCTTCCAACATCTCAGGAGAAAAGTTCTCTCCCTTCAGGTTCAAGAGGCCCTTAGGAGCCGAGCCCTGCATGAAGAACCTGCGGTTGTACTCCTCTGCATACAAGTGGGATGTAATGGTGCTGATCAACATCTCAATCTCGGAGTAGCCGTAGCCAGCAATCTTGAGGTCAGTACGAGGATTTCGTATACCAAAGGATAGCTCATCCCGGAAGTAGACGTTCTGTACCTGTCCATTGATTATCTGGACGTAGTCAGGGCGCTCTCCGTTGCGTGTCTGGTCAAGTAGCTGTAGCGAGCGGAACGGGGTGCGTTGCTCCCAGTTGCGGAGCAGGGCTTCGTTTGAAATGGGGGACTCACGCTTGTGGTAGTTTTCATCGAACGACTGCACGCCGTAAGGAGAAGCAATACGGATCGTAGCAGCGTCTACCGCCATGAATTCATAGGGCTTTCCTGACTTGTCCGGAACGATTTCCAATACTGCCTGGTCGAACGTAATACTATCTCTTACCAACTTCTTCAACAAGGTTTCAAAGTCGTCACGCTTGAATTTGTTATGTGGGTTCGGCTCCTTCGCACCGCAGTTGTAGATGAAGCGCTCTAGGTGCTTAATGTATTCTAGCTCACCCTTAGTTGTCTCGTGGGCCGGGTCAATATGCCGGACCTGGTATCCCACCGACTTGGAGGAACTAAATGGCACGGAGAACGCAGCCACTTGGTTACAGCGGACTTGCAGGATCCCAGCCACTAATGCTAGTTGCTGTGAAACTCTCCGACAAACATCGTAGCTAATGGAATACGACCTGTCCTTGTACCCCATTGCGTACTGTACTTGCAGGGGATCGGTGAGGTACGTCTTCAATCCGCGAGCAGGCTCGCCAATCTCTGGCTTGCTTTTAAACAAGTCCTGCCGATTGTTGAGGTCAGGCACTCCCGTGCCCCACTGACCTAGTTGGTCGAGCCACGGGTTAACCATTTAGGTCCCCTAAGGATTTGTAGAACTCGTTTGATAGGAACTTGTTGAATTCCTTCTTATCTCGCTGGGTAACGTTTATTCTCATGGAACTGATGTCCTGGTCTGAGTACCCTTTGCTCTTGAAGAATCGGATTTCCTGTCCGGTTAGGCGGTTCTTATTAACCACAGCGGCCACAGTGGCATTGAAAGACTTCAGCAGGTCGAATGAGCTAAAGTCCATCGCTTTCTGTAGCTCTGGCTCTTCTTCAGCTTCTTCTTCCTCTTTGGCCTCTTTGGCTTGTTTAGCCTTATTTGTGTTTTCGTACAAACCACCGGCTTCGTTGGCTACGCCAGAGTTACGCTCCTTGAAAGACTCTTTGTACGCCTGCTGTGCCTGTCCATCCTCTTTAGGTAGGATTCCTGCACTGGGGGTACCTGCTGCTTTACGTAGGTTTAGGTTTAGAAACAGCTTTGTCATCTTTGCTCTCTTTGGAAGGTGCAGTTTCCTTCTTCTTCTCGTCACCGCCCCGTGGTCTAAGGAGGAAATGCCCCGCTCCAGCGACACCTTGCGTACTGTACGATACCACAGTTGAGGCCGTTTCACCAGCGGAATCCGCGGTAGCGGCGTGGGCCAGGCGGGAGCCTACGGCCTTACCGGCGTTCCACCCTTGTGCCATCTGCGACCGTTTGCTAGAGCTACTAGAGCTACTAGATTCACCCGGTTTTGGCTTCTTATCATTCTTATCCTTAAGCGCCTTCAACTTGGCAGCAGCTGCTTCGGCCTTGGCCTTGTCCTTAGCCTCGGTCGCTTCCACCCGCTTTTCAGACTTAGAACGCTTCTCATGGGTGGATTCCACCTTCTTGGTGGACTTGGCTGCTGCGGCTTCTGTTTTCTTGTGGGCCTGGGTTGCTTCCTTGTGTGCCTCCTGAGCGGCCTTAACCTTGGGGTGATTGGGGCGGGACGTTGCCTTGCTTGCCTCTGCGTGCTCTGCCCTAACATTGGTGTGAGCCGTGTCAGCATCCTTGGCTGCTTTGGCTGCGTTTACGTGCGCCTTCTCCGCTACTGCATGTTCCTTCTTGGCCTCCCCATGGGCAGCCTTAAGCTCTTTGTGCTTCAGTTGGGCAGCCGCGTGGTCGTGCTTAAGCGTATCCTGTTCCTTCTTAAGCTTCGCAACCTTAGAAGCATGGCTGTTACTCCCCGCGTTTAGACGACCCGCAGCATCCGCCGCCTTGTTCTCAGCAGTAACCTTGGCGTGTGCCTTCTCTGCTGTTGCGTGCGCCTTCTCTGCTGCTGCATGTTCCTTCTTGGCCTCCCCATGGGCAGCCTTAAGCTCTTTGTGCTTTGGTTCGGCAGCCGCGTAGTCGTGCTTTAGTGTCTCCTGTTCCTTCTGAAGCTTTTCAACCTTGGCAGCATGGCCAGCGCCTCCAGCTGCGAGTTGTCCGCTAGCCTCAGCCGCCTTGTTCTCAGCAGTAACCTTGGCGTGTGCCTTCTCCGCTGCTGCGTGTACCTTCGCCGCTGCTGCGTGTACCTTCGTGACTTTCCCGTGGGCAGCCGTAAGCTCTTTGTGCTTCAGTTTGGCAGCCGCTTGATCGTGCTTTAGATCATTACGATCCTTCTTAAGCTTTTCCGTCTTTTTATCGTGACGGGCACTGGCGTCTGCGTGCTTGTCGCTGTCAGCGAAATCCCCGTGCTGTGGAGCAGACCCCTCCAACTCAGATATCTTACGGTCCACAGATAGCCTTTTACGGGCCATCTTAGCCAGTGCAGCTTCGCTTGCGTTGTGTTTACTCGTGCTAGTGTCTAGCCGCTTCTTAGCCGCCTTCTTTTGGGTGGATGCAGTCTTCACAGCCGCTTCGGATTGGCTGACCTTCGTAGCTCTTTCGGATGTCTGCTGGGCAGTCTCTGCAACTCCACCGGATGGTGGGGCGTTTGATTCCAACTCGGATAGCTCACGGTCCACCTCAAGCTTACGTTTGGACATCTTATCTAGCTCACCCGCACTGGTGTCATGTTCACTCTCACGGGCAACTAAGTTCGCCTTGGTAAAATCCTTTTTGTCTCTTGCTTTACTCGCGGCCTTTTCAGACTTCTGTGAAGTCTCGGCTCTTTGTGCCTTTTTCTGATCGTTGTCTACGAAACCACTGGACTGCGGTGCGGATTCTTGTAACTCGGACAGTTCCTTATCAATAGCCAGCTTGCGTTGGGACATCTTAGCGATGTTACCTTCGCTTGTGTCGTGCTCTTTCGTTAGCTTCTTCAGCTTACCATGGGCCGCGTCTCTCTTGTCTTCAGCTGCTTTTCCTGCTTTCTTGGCGCTCTTATTAGCCGTGGCAGCTGAAGTAGTGCGGCTTACGTAATCATTCTCTTCATCCTGTACAGCATCCCGTTCCGCGTCAGCAATGCCTTTTTCAGCGGCACTTACGTTTTCTTTGGCTGCGTTGTGTGCCTCGTACGCTTGGTCCTCTTCTCGCGTGGCTGCGTTGAACCCCTGGTGAGCTTCTTCGTGCGCTTCTGTATGTGCTTTGTGCTGGGCGCTCTGTGCTGGTTCTGCGCCTTCTTCTGCGCCTTCTTCTGCACCTTCTTCTGCTGATTGGGAACCTCCCATTGCCTCCTTGGCTTTGGCAGTATCCGAAATCGCCCTATGTTCTGTGGCGGCGTAGAATAGCCCGTTATCTTCTAACTCGGATGCCAATTCCCCGTGGTCATTTGCTGTGAAGTGTGCAGTCTTTTCCTTCAGGTGCAGACGGTGCATCTCTGTGAGTTCAGGATCTGTGCCCGGTGTCTCCTCATGGGTGTTGATGTGCTGGTAGTGATCTGCCGGGGTAGTGGCAGCAAAATCCTCTGCGTTAGACGAAAACGGATCAGCTTTGGCAGGAGCGTCTGCGTTGTACTCATCCAGGGAAGACGCCTTAGGGCCGGTTACACCCTTCTCGTGGCGCATACCCCCTGACGGGGAAGCCCCCCACCCAGGCTTACCCTGGGCCGCTATAGCCTCCGGTGTCCCGGCTGCTGCGTAGCGGTCGTACTCTACGCCACCTCCACCACCACCTCCTGCGCCGCCCGGAGGGGCAGCAGCAGGGGCAGCAGCACCGCCTGGAGGGGCGGGCTGCTTGGGAGGGGCGGGAGACGCCTTATGTAGGTCGAGGTATAGACGCATTAATCATGTTCTGTTGGCGTTACTGCGCGGACATTAGCAACGTGGTGCATTGAGGGCAATGGAGCGGAGGCCTTCTCACCAGGACGTGCCTGATCCCGTTGACGACTAAGCTGCTGCTTAGCCTTGCTGCCTGTACGTGTATGTAGGATAACATCGCCGGACGAGTTTGAGTCAGAAAGTAGCTGCTCGGACGTTGGTTCCACCTTGGATCCGGCTTCTTCTACTACTCTAAGAGCAAACGTGTACTTGCTTTCCTGTGCGATGTGCAAGTCCAACTCGGTATTACTCGTAGCAGAGAAACGATACGTAGAGTTTGCTGGTAGAATGACCTCGTCACCCTGCTGTAGGCGCTTGGTATCGTCGTTGCAGACAAGGAAACCAGCCCCTGCGAGGACTCGTACCACTCTGTCCTTCTTATCGTGGCATACAAGTGGCCCGGAGGCGCCTGGAAGGAACCGTTCAAAGTATGTCTCTAGCCTAACGCCTGCATGGCCAGGGATTATGTACCCTGTTTCCGTGGGGATCTTGGTCCCTTCAATGATTAGCTTAGCTCCAACCTCTCGTACGATGTCACTGTGCTTCTTGATGTCTCTAGGTGAGACTTGTGGCGCTCTACGTCTTGTGTTTTGTAATCCCATATTCACCCCTCTAGTAGTTCAAATAGTCTTCGTTTGTTGTTTTACCCTGCTCTGACAACGCTGCAACAGCGTAAGCATGTTCTTCTGTGTGGAGGCCCATATACGCTGGTTTTCCCTTTAACAACGCCAGTATTACGCTAGCTAACATATAAACAAGAAACCCGGTTGACCAGATAAAGTATGAAAGGGCTATTTTAGCAGTAAATACGTAAACGAGCAACCCAATGATAAAAGCGAATATCTGTGCTGCTTGGAACTGTGCTACGTGTACGTGCTCATGCACAGCAACTCTTTGCCGTGTCCTGGGTGCGTAGACGATTAAGTGGCCTAGTGTGATAGCAGCCCAACCGGGGAGCGTTGTGCTAGCCCAGCGGTACACGGCTGACTCCCTATGCAGTACCACAGCCAGCGCCATTCCCTCCATGTACCACACTTTTCCAAAGAAAAGGCGGATTACGGTGCCCAGCACAAGGTTAAACAGGTCAGACGGTAGGGTGAATAGGTATATTAGGTACTTCATTATCTCTTAGATCGCTTTCTCTCTCGTTCTTCTCTGTACACATCCAACCACTTACTCTGTGACTTACTACAACCGCAGGCTTCCAGCATTCCATGCTCCGCGTCTTCTAGGAAGACGGGCATGGGCTGATCGCAGTGGGGACAGTTAAACCTAGGTACGAACAAATTAACCTCGATAGTTCAGAACACGGGGACCGGTACCACGAAAACCACCTGACCTGAAGTCTCGACTAGACAGGTAGATGTCGCGGGATACGATTTTACCGCTAGGGAAGCGCAGCTCTAGCGTGAAGGTAGTGCCTACTTCTACCATGTCCTTGAGTGAAAGTACACTGTTACCATTGATCCAAACGAATCCAGCCTTCATAAAATTGCGGGAATCCCGGACGCTCTTGGTCATGCCACTCAAATCTAGTACGCGCCAGATGTTGGCTTGTTTGTCCACCCGGGAAGGCCACTGCACAATCATTATTGTATTTTACCACGTTTAATGATAATTAATCCATAAGTGAAACAAAACGAACCCAGGGCCACAGGAATCACGTACAATGGGTTGTTGATCACAAATAGGATCCCCACGCAGGACAGTACGTGCATGATGGCAGCGTATGCGGCGGATTTGAACGGATTAAGCTTTACTACGTTTATTACCCACAACGTGTACAAAGCGTCTATCACACCATAGATGAAGAACAGAATGACTGCCGTAATCCAACTGAACATTACGTTGGTCTTGCGATCTCGGCCAGCGGGACGCGGAGGGGTTCGGCGCGGGTATCGTCCGCTTCGCAATCGGCGGGTTCGATGTCGCGGCCGATGGCCAACCACATGGCGTCTTCGTGTGCCTCTGGGTCGCAGCGGATGCAATCGCACTCGTCGTAGTAGCCGTCGTGGTTCGGGGCAATATAGACTGCAAGCGTCGCCGTTAGGTCGTCAGCAGCAACACGCGCCCGAATCTTGGGGAGGTCACTAAGGGCAGCCGAGCACACGCCACAGTCGCGGCCACACCGGCTCTTGTTTAGCGATCGGCTCATGGCTTCACCCGCCATCCAGGGCCACGAATGCAGTTTGTCGCTGGGCCAAGTGGGACCACCGCTTCGCAAAACAAGAGCCGCCCCAGGTCATTTCTACGCCACTCGTGACGCGATTTGGCATGCAGGCACCCGCACAGCAGATCGTGAAAGCTCTCCAACGTCATGGCTTCACCCGCACGATCGCCCACCCGTCAGCAAGCAGGTCGTCGGCTAACGCTCGCGCCATCGAATGATCGCCGCGACTCGCGACAAACTCGTCGCTCAGTTCAGGCGTCGGCAGCGCGTCACGCTCCGCAGTCAGCGCCGCGATCTCGTCTTCGTGTTCCCTGGCCATCACGACAAGCCGATCCTCTAGCGCCTCTATGTGTCGCACGGCGGCGCACTGTTTGCAACTGCTCGCGTGGCACCCGTGATGGCAGTCGCCCATGGGGTCGGGCTGTGCCGTGTGTAGCTTCTCGATCAGGCGTTCCATGTGGTACTCCATCTCCTCCGGTGTGCCTACGTCACTCTCTATCGCGAGAGTTCGGATGAAGGCCCGCCGCCACTCGACACCCGTCGCGTCGCACGCGCGGGTCTTTGCACGCTCGTAGCTGAGATCGAGAGCAAGCAGTGCGTTCTCCTCGATCAGGGCGATGATGGTTTCGCGTACAGCCCGGGCGTCGTCTAGCGGCACTATGTGGCGCGGCACAGACAGTACGACGGCGTCCGCGACGCGGCGCACGTCAGCAATCCGCTCCGGTGTCAGTCTGGGGTCAGCCATTTCGCGCTCCTTTCTACTAATCATCGTGCCATTCCGGGGGCGGCATTTCCGCAAGTTCCGCGCGCAGCAGCTCGTTCTCTGCGCGCAACTCGGCAAGGCGCTCCTGTGTCTGCTCCCACATTTGCGGATGCACGGTCACCATGCGCGGCTTCTGTTTGGGCGCGAGTAACGCATCCCGCTCCTCGATAAGCGCGAGCAGGCAAGACAGAAGCGCGTTGCCATGCGGCTCGTCGGCCAGCGTGGCCCGCGCTTCCGAGGCCACCGCTGCCAACGTTTCCGGTGTCAGTCTTGGGTCGGTCATGTGCCCGCCTTCCATGCGTCGAGCGCGTTGGACAGCCCCACGCGATCGTATCTAGCGTTGACGCGCAACAGCTTCTCCGCAGCTACCGCCACTGCCCTCAGCTTCTCGTTCTCAGCGGTGAGTTTGGCGATCTCCGGACGGTCAATCAGGTTTTGCATCGACACTTGCAGGTGTGTTGCCACAGCCGCGCGCATCGCCTCCCGCTCCTCGATCAGGGCAAGGATGGTTTCGGCTTCTGGGTAAGCTAGGGGCATCCAGCGGCGTAGGTAGTCGATTCGCTCCGGTGTCAATCTTGGGTCAGTCATGTTAAATCCTACCGTTCAAGTGAAACGCCTTAACCCTAGGGAATCGGAGGTTCTTGTCGGGGGTGAAACCAAAGAACTCCACCGTGGCCTGCTTTCCGATGTACTTCGCTTTGTTGGCCAATACCTCACGAAGGAACTCCCGTGTCCCCTTTGGATTGGGGTTACACGTCTTACCGCCCCCAAGGTCTACCACAACATGGCCGACCATGCCAGCACGATTACCAGTCCCTTCTACGATGTCTAGGACGGTGTACTCGTTGTCCTGGGACTCCTTGCGCTTCAGGAGCGTCTTGGAGCGCTTCAGTTCATACTTGGCGTCTACACGAACCATTTGGCCCTCGTAACTATTACTAAGGTAATGGTCATACTGTGCGTCCAGGTCTGCTTGATTGCTGGCCTTGTCTGTGTGGACAAGGACAATACAGCTTGGTGAGGCACTTAGTAAACTGAGTAGTTCTTTGTTCCGTTGGCTGAAGCTACCTGATGAGCTAGGCAGGTCGTAGACGTGGTACTGGACTAGTGCCTTCGCTACCATTAGCTCACTCTCTGTAGGTGCATGCTTCCTCACCATCGAAACGATTGAGTTGAAGTCGGCATTCAAGACGTGGTTGTACAACTCGCCGTCTAAGATCAACGTGGGGTCCTTTTGGAACAGGGGCTTTAGTGCTTCCCAAATGTGAGGCACCGCAGTGATTGGTGTGTTCTTTCTTGACCACAGGCCGTCTGCCTTAGCAATACACCTGATCCCGTCCAATTTCGGCTGGCTGTACAGGGGGAACACGTTCTCGTAGTTGCCATAGTTCTTGGCAAGCATAGGCTGGAACGGCTTGTCTGCAATCGCGCCTTCTGAGTCCTTGTAGCCTCCCTTACGCTTTAGGGTGTAGTTGGCCTCAACCTCCTTGACAGCCTGCTCCTCAGCAGTAACTTCGTTGGACTTACCCACGTTCTTGGGTAAACAAACAGTCCACGCAGAGGTTACCTTCTTCCCGTCCTTTTGCCCCGAAATGGTCCGGTACTTGTCACCCTCTAGTTCTTGTTTCCACTCTTGTGTTTTACCTGTGCTTGTTAGTTTGTATAGTGTTGTAGTCATTTCAATCCTCACAAAAACCCCTGGTCTATGCTTGTATGCGTTTGCGTGCGATCTCGACGTATTCGGCTGACAGGTCAATCCCAACGAATCTAAAGCCCTCGGCAACGGCTGCGCACCCTGTTGTGCCTGAGCCCATGAACGGATCCAGTACGAGCCCGCCAGGTGGCGTGACGAGGCGGCATAAGTAGCGCATGAGGGCGATAGGCTTCACGGTGCTGTGAGTGTTGCCTTCGCCCCGTTCTGATTTGCTCGCTTTCGCACAGTAAAAGAACCTGGCGGCAGAACCAGAGTCGGCGTAAGTGTTGCTGTCGTTCCATACCGGACCACCAGCAACAAACGTGTTGATCTTACTTTTCCCATTTCCTTTTGTACTCTTCGACTCCGGGAACAGCCCCAGCACCTCATCACTGCCATCGTGGGTAAAATTACTCGGCCATCTTCCGGATGGCTCGACTTGAACGCCTGCACCCAGCCCCTTGCCTAGCACCGCGTTGTCCTGTCGATCTATAGACGGACGCACTAGCGCTTCACTAGCTGGTACCCGGCAGGCGTCAATGTTGATCCCGCCCGTCCCCCACTCCAGTACGTTCGCGGCGACGGTGGTGCCCTTGGTCAACACCTTGCGCGCCATCGTGATTGGTTCAAGCGCAGGCTTTAATGCTGTCCCCCAGCCGTCCCACTGTTTAGCCCGCTCCGCACCCGCCACCTTTTTGATCGCCTTGCCCACGTCCAAACTTTTTGGGAATCCCTGCGAGTGCGCCCACATCAGAATGTCACGGATCTCAAACCCCGCGTCCTCGATTCTCACCCCCATCCGGTGCTGCGTGCGTGTCCCAGCGAAGGCCAGCAGGTGACCACCTGGCTTGAGCACCCGGAGACACTCGCGCCATGTGTCCTCACTAGGAACGTCGTAATCCCACCGAGATCGCATGATCGACAGGCCGTATGGCGGATCGGTGACAACGCTGTCAAAGTGATTGTCGGGGTAGCCCTTGAGGATGTCCAGGCAATCGCCAACGAATAGGTCGGTGACTTCTGCGGTGGGGGTGGTCGGGGTGGTCACTTGCTCTCCCTCTAAATTGGATCTCGTAGCTGGTTACGATCCAGCTAAACAACGTTCAGAGCGTTGTTCCCACCCAGTGGTTACGAGAGTGTAGTACGGAATCTGGACCACGCAAGTGGAATCGAACCACTAAAATCCGGGTCAAAGCCGGATCGCCATAAACCGATGGATGCGCGGAAAAACTGGAGCCCTTTGTCGGTACTGCCCCGACTTTTTCACGTTACAAAGGTGAAGTAATACTTTTATACGAAAAGGGCGTTGGAGCAGGTCTTGCTTATTGAATAATGGGTTTTAATTTGATACGATGGCTCTTATGAAGAGATTATACGATGAGGGCTTGTTCAACGCAAGTAATACGAAGGCTTTGTTTGAGTTGTCATGTGAATTTTGCAGTAGTACCTTCTTAAAAAGTAAGAAAGAAATTCTGTCAAGAAAAATACACGCTAAACGAAATAAATGTGACTATTGTAGCATACGGTGCCTCGGATTATCCAAAAGAAAAAAGCGTGAGGTAAACTGCGCACAATGTGGTTCTACTGTTGTAAGAGCGCCTAGTCAAATATCAAAAAACAATTTCTGCAATCATTCTTGTGCAGCTACCCACGGACAAGCCAACAAAACTAAGGGAAACAGGAGATCTAAATTAGAAGAATGGGTAGAAGAACAACTAACCACAATATACCCTAATTTGGTTGTTTATTACAACAGTAGGGAAGCAATTAATAGTGAACTAGATATTTACATCCCTTCACTAAAGATAGCCTTTGAACTAAATGGCATTTTTCATTACGAACCCATTTTTGGTGAAGAAAAACTTGCTTCTATAAAGAACAATGATCGTAGAAAGTTTGCAGCTTGTATTGAAGCTGGTATTTCTTTATGCCTCATTGATTGCAGTCAACATAAGTACGTGAAACCAAAAACATCACAAAAGTACCTAGACATTATAGTTAATATAATTAACGAACAAATCTCTAACTTGGAAGGCTAGGGCACAATCTTTATACCATACCTGCGTGCTACCTACAAATCGTCGTACCAATCATACCACAGTTCGTGGGGACAACCAAACAGTACTGCTGCCTGTGGGTGCACATACAACCTACTTCGGGTTCTTTCATCCTCTTTTTTCGCTTGATGCTGCCGAGACCCGATACAGTGCGGACAATCACCTCCCGGTCTACAGGAAGCGTCGAAACGCTTACTTCCTCTGTAAGGCTTTCGCCAGTCCTTGCGCTTTGGATAGTTTTTATCGAATGACATTTTTGGTGACCCCAGGGGGAATCGAACCCTCCGTTGAACCGTTGAAAGCGGTTTATCCTCCCATTAGACGATGGGGCCATTTGCGGAAAACTGAGATACTGCCTCCCATCCGTGGTCTTAGCACGAACCATTACTTTAGCAAAGTACGCCAGAGCTTTTCTGGTTAGCTTTCCAAATTGATGTTTCTAAGATACTCCACTATTATATCAGTACTTGGTGCTCTTTTGTTTAATGTTTTGACTTTATCTAGGTCAAACCAGCCTGATTCCTGTGCTGCGTTTAACTTCATTGGTTCGTTTCTGTTTATGTGGACAAAGTAGCAAAGAATAACGCAGGGTGGTTGTAGGTGTGTAAACCCCATAGTTAGGAACGGCTGGTACTCTACTGTAATACTGGTAAGACCCAGTTCTTCTTCAAGTTCCCTTTTCAATGCTTGTATCTCAGTTTCCCCTTTATCAACTTTCCCGCCAGGGCACTCCCAGTGTCCTGGGAACACCGGGTTATCATTCGTGCGTTGTTGTAAGAAAACCCTGCCAGAATGGTCCCTAATGGCTGCGACTACCACTTTGATTTTGTTGTGCATGTTGGTCCTACTTGGAGGAGAGTAAGGGGTTCGCACCCTTGACACGCTTTTAACGTGCGCTGAGGTTCAAGCTCAGTTCTTCGTCTGTCCAGTCACTCTCCATATTCGCTACGTCTGCTAGTCTGCCCCAAACAACCAAGTTGTTGCACCGCAGTTCTTACAAACAAAACAGTTATCGTCGTCAAAGTGGTCGAGTTTAAACCGTAACCACCATTTACCTACCCACGTTGTGGGAGGGGGTCTTGTACACCCCGCTAGGCCAGTCATACAAAATCTCCAAATACCATATGCATCAAAGCTGTAATCTCCTTGTCGCCCATTACAGCCACGTACGCAGGGTAACAGGCCCTAGCGTTGGTCTCCCAGATGTCGGAACTGTAACCCCTCTTGGCGTGCTTCTTAGCATCCCAGTGTAGCTGCTTCCTGGCGAAACGCAAGAACTCTAAGTCGGCAGGGTCAATCACATGCGGGTTCGTTGCCATAGTGGTCCCATCCAGGTAGGTCCCGTCTGGAGAAAAGCTCCAGCTTAGATAGTGTCGGATCCTTGAACAACTGTTC